GTATCCATTAACCCTTGTAATAATTCCAGTCGTTGCTCCTGTGACGCCCTTAGATATAATGATGGTATGTGCTTGTTTTTGAATACATTTATTGATTGTAACGCCTTTTGAAAGCTATTGTATATGATCGGCGGAAGTTTATGTTTTGCGCTTCTTATTCGATGGCAAGCGCGACAAGTGCCATGCGGCAACTTTCCTACTTCACTAAGATTGTGCCCTCTTTGGCATTCTCCGTGTGGTTTATTTAAAACAATTTCAAGGCATTTTCCCTTTGAATGCTTTTCAATAATTTCTCCATAAATGCCTTTGCTTAAAATATATGACAACATTTCCGCCGCATCATCCACATGAGTTGTTATGCGGTTTGAGCAGCGATTACCATCGCCTAACCATAACCCAAGTATATATGGATCAACGGGCAGATTTATCTCTGGCAAATTGAGCGGCTTTGTTACGTCAATCCCATAACGATTGCGGCCTCTTTTCCGTCCGTGTATTTCGTAAAATGTTTCATATATTTGTTTGGTTTTTATGGTTGCAATATTTCTCACATACTCGCCGCTTATTTTATTAGCATAATCCCACACGGTCCATATATGATCAGCGTCACATTTTATAATGTTTCCATCAGAAAAATGAACTTGATAGCATTGATGATTGTTCATTATTTCAGTTATGTAAGTCACTTTACAAGGGTCGCCCTTTTCATCCAATACATCGTCTCCAATTTCTATCCGCTCCAAATCTTTCCAGCCTGTCGGCGTAGGAATTGGAGTGTCAATTGACAAGGCAAAGCCGAGTTGTGTCCCCTTCATGACACAAATTTCCTGAATACCGCTTGCGGAGGTCAGCGCGTCCATGATCTCCCGCGCATAGGGCGTGCGGCTGCTGCGATATTTTCCCGGTTCGCTTGATGATTTTTTTGGCAGCATCCGGTATTTGTCGGCCCATTCCGCGACGGTAAGTTCCGGATCGGGACGCAGGCCGGCGGAAAAGGATGCGTTATATATTTTTGCGGCGTCAAGCATCGGCTTTGATTTCCTCCGTTTTTTCCAGTATTTCCAAGACCTGACGGATCTCGGCGACGAGGATGTCGCGCGTTCGGTCATGATCTGTTTCGGCGGCCAGGATGGATGATATTCTGTCCGGGATGTTCAGTAATGCGTCGCGGACCTGGCGGGCGCGGGCAAAGGCGGCATCCTTGACGTCAGATACCAGGAGATAGGCGCCCTGCTCTTTTTGCAGGGCAATCTCGTTCATTTTGATTTCAATGTCTTTTAGTTTTTTGTTTTGCTGCAGAATCTGGCGCTGTAATTCGTCTGACGTTTCCTGCAGGCGCCTTCCGGTTGATGTTTGTTTCAAGAATGTTTTTGCATATTTATCAACTGCACGCTGTTTATATTTTCCGTCGGCTTCCGGTAGCAGCTTTCCTTGTTTTTGGTGGCGATACAGGCTGTTCCTGGCGGCTTTCCATCCGTTACCGGTCAGATATTCCAGTACGGCCATCAGGTTATCGAATGTGTCGTTGGAAACTCCGCCGCCCAGCTCCGCGACGAAGCGGTCGAAGGCGTCTCTGGCGGCTTCCATGTTGCGCAGGTTGGCGACGCTACGCTCCTGGTTATACGCCGACATGGTCGCGCCGATGGCGTTGAACAGGACGGCCCCCCGCGTCTTGATCTCGATCGGCTTGTCTGTCAGTAATATTTCAAGTTCGTCTTTTGTCATGATCCTAATAGGTTACGGTAATATTCAGTATGGCCGCCGCAAACCAGTAACAGGCATGGCGGGCGTCGCCTTTGATGGCATACATGATTCCGGCGGCGATACTGAGTATGATTAAAATTGTCGGAAATATTTTCGTGGCGTTCATTGATTATTCTCCGTTATATTCCTGTGCACCCATAATATTTTCCCACGTTATTACTTCCGCGGGATGCGCCAAAATATAATCCATTACAGACGGGACGGATAAAACAAGTTGCTGTATCCGTCCGCCGGCGCCTGGCTTGTCCCCGCGCATGATGGTGAATCGTTCCTGCGTGTTGATGATCCGAACCGTCGGATTGCGGCGCAGCAGCACCCACAGTTCGGCAATTTCCGGCGATAATCCGCGAGCTGCGACTATGTCTGTCATCTCTTGCTCGGATGGCAGGACTGGCTTGCCCGCTGTTGCGTTTTCTCTGGCAGGCGCGATGGATGGGACGGCTTTTTTCTCCGCCAGCAGCACGACCGGCCACAACCCTTTTTTAATCCACATTTCAAGGTCAATCCCCATCTGGTATGCTTCACCCGGATCCTTTCCCCGTGGAACGGGCCAGCGTATGTTTGTTTTCGGGAAATGTTCCGACCACCATTTTATCGCGCGTTTTGCTGCTTCTTTTCCTCCGCCCTCGTCGCCAAAATCCAGCGCGTTCAATATCTGTTTTGCGTTTTTCAGGACGGAGAATGCAGTGGCGTCAGGTTTACCCTCCAGAGATCCGGTGGCGACGGCGCCGGCAAGTCCTCCAGATGACGCGCAGGCGATGGCGTCCAATTCTGATTCGACAACAACAAAGGCTTCGCGTTTTGCTTCCAGTATCATGATGGCGCTGGATGACCCTGGCAGAATATAATATCTGGGCTCTCCTTCAGGCCGGCGGATCCGGATACGCTGGATGGCGCCGTCCGTTATCTGTGGGATGACCAGTCCAATGGGAAGCCACAGGGCCTTTGGTTTTCCGTTTTCTTTGATAATTTCCGGAAGTCCCCATGCTTTGCGATGCCGGTATATGTCTTTTCCTTCCTCTCCCGGGTTCCAGCCGAGTCGGTATTTCGCCGCGGCCGCTGGGGTGATCCCGCGGGCGGAAAGCCAGGACAGGATATCGGCGTTTTGTTTTAGTTGTTCCTGCGCCCAGGATGTAAACTTTTTGGCCTTGACCTGCCATAATTCCGACGGTGTCTGCGGTTCGCGCGGCTGGTATTCGTGCGGGCGTATGTCCGGTTTTGTGTATTCCTTTTTTTCATCCACCTTGATATTGAGGTAATCACAGGCTTCTTTATACGTCATACCATCATGGTCGCGCAGGAATTTAATGGCGTCGCCCCCTTTACCACACGACCTGCACCAATATGTCCCTCGTCCGACATTCTGTTCCGGCCAGACATGGAAGCGGTTATTTCCGCCGCACCATGGACATGCACCTTGCCATTCTCCGCCCTTCGTGCTGGCAACTTTTCTAAGCCGAACATGTTTTTGTGCAAGTTCAAGTACGTTCACCAAACCCTCCCTGTCTTCTTTCTTCTCTCTTTTTTTTATATCTATTTATTTTCATTACAATAATAAAGATTATTATAATCCCCTCCCCTTGTTCACAGGGAGGGTTGGAGGGTTTATCCTATATCCAGCCCCTGAGCTAAAAAAAATACCTCAGGGGCTGGCTTAAGACTGAACCCTCCAACCCTCCCTGTTAAAATCAAACAAACCAGAGTATCCACGACATTCCGCTTGTTGTTCCGGTATGTTACGAGCATTTCGCGGATTTTTGCGAATTTCTCAAACCCTCCCTCTGATTTTTGGTAATTAGGGATAGAGGGATAGTTTGTAGCCGATTTCGATGCTGTGTTTAATTTTTTATTCATGTTGTTGCGCATTACTACAAACCCTCCCTGTATCCCTGTTTATTTAATTTCATAGTCGTTCAGGCGCAGGCCGTGATAGACGATGACTCCCTCGGATTTGCTTTTTTCGTACTTCTGACCGAGTTGCTTTCCGAACCAGGTGCCGGATGGTTCTTTCTGACCGTGGTTGTCGTGATACCAGGCGACGAACCTGTTGTATAAATTCGCCCCCTTTTCTTTGGCCAGCGGCTCGCGTGCGCAGCACTCGTCAATGAAGTCGCCGATCATGTCCTCATCGGCGCGATATTTTGCTGTGGCTTCGGTGACGATCCGCGGAGGATTGATTCCGTCACGCTGCCATTTTAAACATCCCTCCACAAGCCATCCCAAGATTTTTGAATATTCCGGGATTAGCTTGTCACGAAGATTCAGGTCGGCGCGGCGTTCGTGAGGTTCGCGCGGATCCCGGTTGACGTAGCTGAGGTTGAACGGGATCAGGTGGACACGCTCCCAGAAGGATCGGTCGTTGGGCGGCGCCGCCGGCTGATAGTTGGTCTCCAGGATGAGCGTGTGCGTCGGGTTGAAGCGGATCGGGCGCTTGTCGTTTGGCCAGCGGCCGATGAGTTCATTGTTTCCGGTGTACCATTTGATTTTAGCGGCGCTGAATCTTTGGTTTTCATCCGTTTCACTGGCGAAGGCGATGCGGAGTCCCTTCAGCGACATAACGTCCGGGCTCGGTCCGGAGGCGGACTTGGCAATCTTTTGGGACAACAGCATCTCCGATGGAATTGGAGCGGCCATAGAGCCAAGGATTGTTTTGACGGTCTCCAGAATCAACGAGCGCCCGTTCCATCCGGACTTGCCATAGAAGATCGGGAAAACTTTTTCGTGCGCAAATCCTGTGATGGCGTACCCCAGTAGGCGCTGGATGTAATCGACTATTGACCGGTCATCGTCCGGGCCATTGCAGTTGTGCATTTCACAAAGCGACTTGATGAACAATTCCGGCGGTTCGGTGATGCCGTGGTATTCAATGGGGCTTGACGCGCAAAGATAATCACGCGGGTTTCCGCTCACCAGGCGTCCTGTCTCCAAGTCGATGACGCCGTTCGCGCATGGAAAGAGCATCGGCTTATTATCAAACTCCGTTCCGGATATCGCAAGCGGGTCTTTGATGGTGTGGACAAAGTTCAGGCATTGCGATCTGCGGTTATGTCCCCTAAGCTGCCGGACACGTTCCGTCAGCGCCTCACATTTGTCGTATAGTTTTTTGAGTTCACCCTTTTTCGCGCCTCCCGCAGCCAGAAAAGAAATTTCATTTGCTGTTCTCCAATATTCTTCGAGATATTTTTTAGCAACATCTTCAACGGCAATTGATGACCCATCCATTATATCTATGCGCCAATGATGTTGGTCCCAGGAGTACCATTCCTGTTGCCCCTTGCAATAGATAAATTTATCCCGGAACATCTTCGCGTAAAGCGTCGCGTCTCCCAGAGAATTTTCATAAAGACATTTCGTAATAAATTTACTATCAATTATATTTGCATCATCTCCGGGCGTGATCCCATCTGATTCCTGTGTAACCCGATCTTGTATGTCTTGTTCAACCTGATTCGACATACAAGATACACATGGTTCTCCGTTCACAGTTCCAGGCTTCCCACACATTGGACAATTTTCGTCGATGTTAGTATCTAAGTCAGTCATTTATTTAACTATTTATCCCAAAATCCCGTCCCACATAATATCTGTGCCTGGGTAAATATTGAGC